ATTAGATGTTGTTGCAACCGCTACATTGGAAGGTGTAGCTATTAAACCCGAAGGTATATTTACTGTTGCCATTTTTTTATATTTTTAAATAAATAATAATTAATTTTTTAACCAAGTATTTGTCGTCTCAACATATCGAGAGTTGACTCTTGTTTCTGAGGAGCACTTTGTTTATCTTGTGTAAACGAAGGGTTCTTAATCTCATTAATTACGCTTTCTGTTCCTTTACTTCTATACTGATTAGCGACACCTCTAACAATCTTATCCATATTGTTTAAGATATACATATCAGTATTTAAAGCGTCAAAGTTCCAGTTACCACCTTTATCAATATACTTATCAAAAAAGTTTTCTAAGTTAGAGTTATAGCCTTTAATCTCTTGACGAGCATCGTCATCTAGATTATAAACAAACTCTTCACCTTGGTCATTCATCTCAAATGATAAACCTTCAAGGTCGTTGACCTCAGACTCCATTTGACCTAACCACTCAGTTCTTTCTTGTTCAGATACTTCAGGAGAATTACTTTCAGTAGGCATAGCATAATCTTGCTTAACCTTATCAAAGTATTCTCTAGCAGTTTTAGCGTCTTTCATTAATTGAACCTTACCAGCATTCATGTCTCTTGAAGTGTACTCATCTTTATCCATCTTATATGTCGCAGCCATATAATCGCTTAACTCAGCTTCAGTTAAATTAGGATTATCTAATCTTAGATATTCTTTCATTACTGCGTCATCAGATACATTAGATAAATCAACTGTTTGAGTGTTCAGATAATCTTGAACTGTACGACCAGTGTTTTTTACATAATCATTAATAACCTTAAGCTGCTCGCTTGCAAAGTCATTACTTTCTGTTTGTGCACTAGTTGTGTTAAGATCATCAAATGATGTTAGGTCTCGCCCAAGCTTCTCGCTAAGGTATTGTAAGACAACTTCGTCATCACTGATTTCTTCACCCTCTACTTGTTGATCACTTTGAGATTCATCAACATTGGTAGTCTCCTCATTATTTAAAGAACTATCACCTGTCAAGTCTATAACGTTAGATTGCTCCTGCGTTACAGGTTGCTCTGACTCGACTGCTTGGTTTTCATCACCAGTCAAGTCAACGATATTTTGCTTAGATTCAGGTTGTACAACCTCTCCTCCAAACTGTTTTACTAATTCATCTCTTACATCCATTGTCTTAAATTTAACTTAGTTGTTTTCGCAAATATAATTTTTTTATAATTATAATCAAATTATTCTTCCTGTTTATTTTCAGTAATATTTAAAGGACCTCTGCGTCCTTCTCTTTGTTCTATCATCTGAGATTGATTAATAGCAGACTGTTGTTGAACCTCTTTTCTAACACCACCTTGCACAGATGCAGTGCCTTCTTTACCTAAGTTACTTAACTCTATTTCCCTAAGCCTTCTTTGATGTTGAGCCTGCTCAAACTGTTCTTTAAGCTGGTAGTCAAGTTGTTTTAACTGCATATCTGCCTGAGCTTTTGCTTGAACACGAGCTTGCTCTATTTGCATTTCTGATTGCATTTCTTGTTGCTTTAACTGTGCAGCTTGTTGAGCTGACTGTTGTTGCAATTGAGCATTTTGTTCTGAAGCCTGTTGAGCTATAGATCTTTGTTCTTTTTGATATTTAGATCTTCTTAAAACAAGCATTTGATTAGCCATCTTAACATTTCTTATAGATCTTATAGCTATGGCATCTTCTAATCTAAGTTCTTTTTGAGCTAAAGATACCTGAATATTTTGCTCCATCATTTGTCTTTCCTCTTCGTCAGGTGCTATATCTAAAGTAATACCAAACTCATGTATAGATAATTTTTTCATCATATCTATACTATTCATAGAGGCACCACCTATAACGTTAACATACATACCATGCAAGTTTTTAAAATTAACTAAATCTTGCATTCTAATACTTATACTTTGAGAAAGACTTCTTGTAACACTAAGGTAGGCATCATTAATATCTCTAGTAGCATTATTAGAAGCTAGTAAAGCTAATTTCTGTACGCCCACAAGTGCCTCACTAGATGGCTTAGAAGCATCTCTCGCCTCGTTAACACCAGTTACATCACGAAGCATTTGTAAATTATGCTGATACACATTTATAAGAGTAGCAAAATCACGACCTATACCATTTTCTAACTCTTGAATAGGCATAGCGTTAGTCATGTTACCCTCATCATCCATTCTACGATAATAAACATTACCAGTTTGATCGTATATCTCTTGAAGCTCTAAAGGTGTAAAAGTACCACCATCACCCTTTGATACATTTTCTAAAGCACCTACTTCAAAAGCAGCACCTTTAGGTCTAGCCTTAGCAAGAACCTGTTGTATCTTAAGGTGAGCTAATTGTATTTGATCAGCAAAAGGAATCATTCTATCTACTAAAGAACGACTCTTCATTTTATATAAGTTTGGTTGGTAAATTATATACGAAAGTCTTGTTTCAGATAAATTAGATTTAGGTCTAGGCATATCTTTCATCATGCCATAATTAAATATATAATCTGTACCAACTATATACTTACCACTATAAATAACTTTTACAGTAGAACCAATACTTTCTCTTTTAGTTTTAGATTTTTTAGGTGGCTTATAGTTACTAGATTTTTTATTTACAGAATAACCACCAAATTTATTTTCTTTCTTTTCATAATTTAAAGAGTGACTTGTAATAAACTCAGCATCTAATATATTAACACTAAACTTATCATAATCATAAGTTTCGTTGCCATTTTCATAATAAGCTTGAGTACCGTAGTTGGATGGGTTATTATTTTTACCAGCATACTCTGCAGCAATTTTAATGTAATCATCTTCACTAAACTCGTCACCAGCTTGCATTTTTAAATCAGCTATAGTCATAGAATAAATTTCACCTGCGTGACGTATATTTTTAAAGTCTGGTTTATTAGAAAAAGAAGTTATAAGATTAGCAGGGTCTACGTGTCTTATTTTAACACCTTCTGTTTTTGATATTTCTGTTTTAGTTGCACAAAGACCTAACACAACAAGATCACGAATCATATACCTTTTAATGTTATCGTAATCATTTATATCCATTGTGTATTCTATAGATTTTTCTAAAGCTATTTCTACAGATTGCTTGTAATTCATAGCCATGTACATTTCTATTTCTTCAGGAGTATCAGCAACAAAACTTTCATCTGTCATTTTCATGCCAGATTTATCCTCAATTTTTGCAATAAGAGAACCCATCATCATATCAGCATACATTTTCTTTTTCTGCTCATATCTTTCATTAGTTGCAACTGGATCTATAGACTTAGCTTTAACATCGTAATCTTGATTTACCATACCATTAACAATAACATCAACAAATTTTGGTATTATTGATACTGGAGTAAAATCTATATTAAGATAAGATGAGTCTCCTTGAACATCAAGCAAATCTTTATATTTACCTACATCTTGATTACCTTCAGCATAAGATCTATTACGATTATATCGCATTTTACGATCTCTAAAGTATACATCGCCATTGTTATGCCACTCATAATACATAGTCTTAAAATACTCAAGACCATATTCTTTTGCAGCTTTTTCTTCATTGCTAGCTAAAGGTGATGGATAACCGTTTAATTTTTTCTTATCGTTTAAATAATTCATGCTCTTAATCTTTTACTAAACATTCCTTTATTGTTGTATTTTTTAACTAAAGGAGATGAAATCTTTAATTCTTTTTTAGGTTTTATATATTTTTGTGACGCTAATAAAGCTAATGATGACGATATACTAGCATCGTATTTTGTCCTGTTATCTATCTCGAACCTACTCCAATCATCAAGAAGTGTATTAAAAAAACATTGTCCAATTTCTCCTGTACTTGCGTTATAACCAACATGGTCATATATATAAGTAGCTATTGCCTCTGCTTGAGCATTTATTACTGCAGCACCTGAACCAGGTATACCTTTTGTTTTTTGCTTACCCCTACTCCACTCTGTGTGAGTCATATCTGGTCTATCCATTAAATATTCATAATATCCTCTGTTTTCAAAATATTTTAGTATCCCTACCTTGTTATTCTCTACCAATATTTGACAGCCATAAAACACACACATCTTAATCATGTCTTCGTAAAATATTTCTGCTTTAGGCGGTCTATTAATGTACTCACATACAAACTGCATAGACGCATCGCTTGACATACTAAATTTATGAAATACATGAGCAGCAGCATCAGACCTTCTACCATCGGTAGTCGTATCATGATCGTAAGGGTCACAACCTGCAACAAGTTGGTCTGCTTTTCCAGGAAACTTTTTGTTAAACCTAGAAGATATAACATTTTGATTTTGAGCCTCTGGAACCCAAGTGATTTCCCACTTGCCTTTTCTGTGAGGTATCCACATAACTTCGCTATCCTGTACGCCATTTTTCCAAACAAACTCACCCCTTGTTGTAGGAGTATTATTAACTTCGTTGTAATCCATTTGCTGATAAATTCTTTCGACATCAAATATACAACTTTGTGTATCGTTTCTAAAAGCCTCTTCAACAGTAAATGGAAACTGACGTTTAAATTCAGATAAAGCTGTAGTATCATCCTTTAGTACATCTCTTCTATTTTGTATATAATTTCTAGCACCAGTATCAATTAACATATTATCAATACCCATAACAGGTTTATCAGGGGTGTCTATAACAGAATAACCATACTCATCTATAAATCCTTCTAAGTTGTCAAATGCGGGTATAAACAACTTATACAAACCACTTTTTGTCCTACCATTAAGATCTTTTTCTGACATGTCAGAGTCATGAAATATATCTTTAAACTCCGCACCACCATCTTGCAACTTGTTAGCAGTAGAACCCATCATGCATTTTCCTACAACTTTTCTACCTAGAAGTAAACAGGTTTGAGTTACACCCCAGTTTTTCTTTATAGAGTTTTGACCTGTCCACTTACCAGCTTCATCATGAACTAAAAGCTTTAGCTTCATACCATCATAACTGTTATCAGCAGTGTTCTTCCAATCTATAATAGAATTTAAAGCTTCAGATTTCTCTATATGCTTTTGATTTCTTGTTATTTTTTTAGCAGGCTCTCTAAATGCTAACTCTACACGAGGGTTACTAGAACCATCTTGTATAGGCTGAAAAAAGAAAGGGTAGTTACGATATATACGAACTACCTTATCTGTAAACATTGTTTTAGCATCTGCACCTGTTTTAGAAAGTAAACCAAAGTTACTATCGTAAACTTGAGTAGCTAGATTAACTATCTCACTACTTGCCATGTAAGAAAAACCACTACGTCTGTTTTTAAGAAAACACATTCCGTAAGAGTTCTTGTCGTTTTTACACGCTTCCCAAAAAATAAAGAACGTCCTGTTAGCATCTCTGTAATCAGGATAACCAACATCTATTTTACTCCACTGAATAAACATATAATGCGATCCAGTAATATACGTAGGAACACCATTGTTATAAAACCATAAACCGTCTCTTCTTCTTCTAAACTCCTCTTCTATATAGTCTACATAATCTGTAGCGTTCTCCCTTGTTAACCCCTTTGGTATATCCTCTCTAGTCCACTTTTGTTGTTTCTTAGGAAGGTTATGATATAGTATATCTTTTTTATATCTAGGCTTTTTAGGTAGAACTATCTTTAAGTTATCAAACTCTAAGACATCTCCTTCACTACCTTCAGTAAGATATATCATATCACTTTTTTGCATACCGTTCAGCAAAAGACCCTTTAAAGTCTTTTTTCTCTTCTATTAAGGATTCTCCTTCCTTGATTCTATCCTCAAGGTTTTTTATTCCTAAAAGAATTTCTTGACAATCCTCAAAGCACTCTCTTTTTGCTTTTATAGCTTGTCTTCTTTTAGCGTCATCTTCCTCTATTAAAGGTTTGCCTATCTCCTCTATAAGAAGGTCTACAGCTCCTTTACTTGCCTCTATTAACTTCTCTAAAGTCTTAAGGGCATAATCTTTATTCTGTTCCTTCATAAACACCTAATATGTCAAAGTTTCTCATTCTAAGAAGAGACTCCCCATTTATATTTATGTCGTACTCAGAGTTTTCACTAAAAAATACTCTATCTCCTTTTTTAACTCCTTGATCTTTCATCCAGTCATTTATATATACAGCATGACCATGAAGTTCTACATTAGAAGCAGATGTTTCTAAAAATATACCAGACTCAGATTGCTCTGGCTCTTTCATTTCTTGCTTTATAAAGTTCCAAATACCTATTGGTATCATTTCACCGTCTCTTTCAACTAAATATATTTGATTTAAATTAGCCTGATAAATTTCTTTATCATCAATATACTTTACTTTATTAATATCTGTTGCAACAAAATGATGAAACCAAACTTTATCACCTTTTTGTATATTTAAATCATTATGTATAGGTGTTTCATAAATAACCCCAAACTGTCTTGCTAACCTCATAGGGTCATAAGAAGTATCTCTATACAACTCCTTACCGTTTAACATAATAGTATCTTCAGTTTGCTTTACTACTTCTATCCAGTAGACATCTTTAATTGGCTTCATTCTTGCTTATATTTACGTTTACTTTTTATTTAATTTCGTACTCTTCTTCCAGTACTGCAGTGTTGTACTCTATAGCTGTTGGTTGAGAAAAAAACCTTTTCCAAGGTCTTGAAAACTCTTCACCATCTTTTTTTATATACACATCGTATACAACCTGTTGATGCTTGTACCACGCAGCCTCATCTTGTATTATGGCTGTGACTTCTAGAGAACCTCCAAGCATCTTTTGACCTACTTGATAAGTCAAACCTTGCTTTAAGTCCCCTATAGTTATTTTTCTTATAATAGGGTTTATTGCTTCCATATATATTTAATTTAAATTTAATTATGCTAATGTTCTTGATATTTTTATAAAGTGACAATAAAGAAATCTAGATGCTGCTGACAGGTTTTGTAAAGCTATAACTGGAAATAAATTTGCACTAGCTGTCATTGCTAAAGATTTTGTAGTAGAAACAGCCTCAGTTACACCACCTGCAGTTGTTGTAGTTGGAGTAGAAGTTAAACCATACTGTACATCGTTTACAAAAACACTAAGTTTTCTATTTTCATCAAAAGCTAACTTTAACCTATAAACAGTGCTAGCAGTAATTGCTACACCTAAATCTGTTATGTAATCTACTCCACCTATACTATACACAAAGTGAAGATTACCATTTGTTGTTAAAGCTCCTAAATCATCATCAGTAGCGTATAAAAAATAAGCTTGATCTGCATCTGTAGCATAAGCACCTGTATTAGATAATTTCATTCCAGCCCATATAGCTTTATTTGTAATAGTACTATGAGTTGATATTGCTATGTTAAGCTCTGTCTGATACTCAGAGAAAAAGTTTACATTTCTCCAAGGAGACGTGTTTATTAAATCAGTATTATTACCTTGATTACTTATTTTAGGATTAAGTATTACTTGATCGTTATCACCAGAATTAGTATAAACTCTTAATCCTGGTTGAGCTCCAGCATATGTTACTTTTGTTTCGTCAGAATTAGTTCCATCTATAACCCAGTGATCATTAGAATCTATATGAGGATCAACTGTAACTTGAATTATAAAAGTCATACTAGCAATGTCAACACCTGTATTTGATATTCTAATTTTACAGTTACCATTTGCTATATCATAAGCCATTACAACAACGCTAGCATTATCAGCTATAGTTGCACTAGTATCAACTAAAACAGCGTGAACATAAGATTTATCATGTATCATTACGTTTGTAAACGTAAACTCTTGAGAGTCGTTAGCAGCTAAGTCATTAGCTACTGTAGTAATTCTAGTGTTTTTAGTAGAACTTGGCACTTCTGTTGTAGCACTGCTAGATTGAGTTACTTCACAATCCTGAATATCTTTATAAGGTAATTTATGAAAATACTCTTCAAGAAAATACCTATCCTCTGATTGAGAAACTATACCGTTTACTTTAAGATTAGAATTTTTATCTAAAGTCATAGATACAGATCCGTTAGTGCTAAAACTAAACGAGTCATCAGCGTGATTGTAAGATATTTTACCTACATCATTGCCATTAGCATCACCAAAAAACATATTACCTTTATGTGACGCACCTGATAATATAGATAAACCAGTATTCGTTGAAGACTCTAAAACAACTTCATCAGCTAAAGAGTTTGCTGTAACTGAGCCTGCAGATGTAGACAAAACATGCAGTAAACCATCAGGAGTAGAACCTGTATTACCAATACCTACCTTTGGGAAAACAGCCTTATCTGTAGACAACTTCATAGCAACATTATTTCCAGAACCACTTTGAACTTGTTTTAAAGTAGTGTTAGAAATTTCACTAGAAGATTGAATTAAATTTTTATATGTAGACGCTATTGATTTTCCTTTTAAATCTGACATTTTACTTTTTCTTTATTTTTTCTATAGACCTACCTGCAAAGTAAGCTCCATATACTGTTATTAATAACGTTTGATATATAGGAATATAACTCTCTTGAATCTCAAATCCTCCTGCGTTCCCATCAAACACTGACAAAACTACAAAAATTGCAGTTAAAAATATACATATCAAAGGACGAATGTTTTTAGAAAGCCAATTATCAGACTTCATGTCAGCTTCCCAGCGTCTAGTAACTTGCTCTTGAGCTTGAGCCTCAGCCTGCATAAGAACTTCTTCCATCGCTTGTTTAGCAGCTAATCTTTCTTCGTCAGATGTACTAAGGTTGTCTATTACATTGCCTACCTTCTCTATTACTCCACCACCTAAAAAACTTAATAATTTACTCATAATTAGACAAGTTTGTAAGCAGTATCACCTTCATCATCTTTATACGCTTCTAGTACCTGCTTTCTATTACTATTTTTTTTTAAAGATATGTGAATCCAAGCAAAATTAAACTCGTTTATCATTTGATCAAACTCTAAGTCAGACTCTAATATCCAATCATAAATAACTTTGTTATTCATTTTTCCTTTTTCCCAAAACTGCAAATCCAAAGCTTCAGCTTTACAATGCTGGCTGCGAGATGACCCACCAATTGCACGATTAAGTGACGGGGAACGATAACCACTACTAATCCTAATAGGACCAATAGAGTCACGAAGAAGCTGTATAAGATTGTCAATGAGCCTTTGCATGTTTTCCAAGTGTTTCTCTGACATCTCATTGCTTATACCTAATCTTTTTGCTGTGTTACTATGCTCTATCTCTGCACGAGAGAAATTTTTACTTAGTTTCATAATTTAAATTTAAAACGCTTCCATAACTATTTCGTCTATAGAGTTTTGTACTTCACCCTTAGTAGCTTCCATAGTCATCATAATATTTGCTTGAAATCTTTTTACCTCTTCGTTATTGTTGAATATAACAATAGTAGGAACAACCACTATTTTATATTCTTTAGACCATCTTGAGTCTGCAGCTATATCAACCCTTTGAATTTCGCAGTCTGATAGTTTTGATAGCCAAGCTACCTCGTTAGATTTATTAAAACTAGCATTAAACTCAACAGCAACCATTCCGTTAGGAAAATCTTGAGCTATACTTGTAAATGGAATTAATAATAAAAATAATATTTTTTTCATAAGATTATCTTAGTTTATCAATCTTGTCCTCCATCCTCAGCATTTGTGTTTTAATTTCTGTTACGTCTTCTTGTGTAGACATAATAGTTTGTCGGATAAGTTGATCTTTCATATCGTATTCCATACGAGTAATTTCAGGATCTGCAGGTAAAGGCAATTTTTTAGCTTCTGCTATATCTGCTTGTAGTACAAACCAACCACTAATAACTGCAGCCATTGCAAACCCTATGCCTGCTAAAGTTTTTAGACTTATGTTAAATGATGTTTCCTCGTTTAATTCTTTTGCCATTTTTAAAATATTACATAATTAAGTCCAACACTAAAGTTATGCCACTGTCTGTTCCAATACTTATTGTACCTTCCCTCCACAAATATACCAAAACTTTTATTAAATCTATAACCATAAATTAAACCTAAAGAATAGTCAACCCACTGACCTTCATTAAACTTATGATAAGAGTAAGTATTCTTAGTGTCTAAGTGATATGGCATAATATTACCCCAAGTGTGAAACCAGAAGTCTTTTGTAAAATGATAATAGTCTAAACCCATAACAAAAGAATACTCAACTATATTAGATATAGAGTTTCTTTGTTTTTCTACATAATTATTTATAACTTGTGGTATAACAACTTCTTCCCATACTTCTTGACTGTTTGCTACAAGAGCTCCGTTAGGAGAAAAATACTCCCCCTCTAGGTTGATGTTGTACCCTTCTTGTAGAGCTAGGTAAGTGTAATGTAAAGTTCCGTTATCAAGAACCCAGTCTGCTAAAGGATTAAAACCGTAAGGTTCGGCAAGCCTTTGTACTAAACCCCCGTTCAACGAAAGCTTGCCATCCCTTACCTTTAACCGAAATCTTTCAGAAGCCTCGAAGTATTTAATATCAGCGAATCCATCCTCAAGGTATGCCACCTTGGCTACCCAGCTATCTGCAACATATCTTATAAAGTGATTCTGGTTTACATAGTTAACGCCTAACCGTCTCACAAGATCAGCTTCAAATAAATATTCAAAGCCATCTAACCGACCTAATGTCGCTGCGTCTGAGTATGAGTTCTCAGTACCGTTGTAGAATGTATTCGCTCTATTTTCATATCCAAATCTTTTTATCTTTCTAATACCAACAGATATGTTATAATCAAAAGGAGTTTTAATAGTTTCTTCTTCTAATGCCCCAGATGTTACAGACCATATTTGATTGTCACCTAGTGATGTGCCACCATTAACTGCTGCGTAAAAAGTAGAATATTTAAGTATTTTATTTAAACCTTGAGCGTTACAAGATGACACCATGCTAAAAAATATAGTGTAAAATAAAACTAAGGCTAACCAAAATGATAAATACGCAACGTCAGGTTTAAAAAATTCTTTTAATTTCTTCATCTCTTTAATACTTTTGTTGTACTAGTATTACCATTATATGTTACGCTAAAATTATATACTCCAGAAGGTAATAAACTTACATCTAATTGATTTAAACCTTTATGTGTTTGACTTTCTTTAACTCGTATTACAAGTTTTCCTGATATATCATACACCTTTATTGATACAGGATCATTTATTAATATATTTAATACGCCACCCATAGGATTAGGGTACATAACTATATTGTGTCCTCTAAGTAAATCTCTCGTATCTAGAGGGCTATCCCAAGAGCAGCTCCAATATATTTGCTGACACTTATCATCCCACTCATTATTACAGCAATAAGGGTCTATTGTAATAACCCAAGCATAACATGTGTCGTTTAACCAATAGGGAATACCAGGTCCTCCTATGCACCCTGCGTCATACAAACAACTACCATCATCTGTATTATATACTGCGTCATAATTATATCCAAACGGATCCATACAGCCTTCTAATACATCTATACAACCACTATTATCTGTATTAGCTAAAATATCGTAATTAAAAGCGTTTTCATCTGTACATCCATACACTACATCTACACAAGAAAAGTCCTCTGTATTGGCTTCTAAATCGTAATTAAAGGCATTTGGATCAGTACAACCAGGAGTTATTGGAATACACGACCCATTATCGGTGTTAGCAACAGGGTCATAATTAAATGCAGTAGAATCACTGCACCCAAATATAAAAGGAATGCAATTATCGCTTGCTGTGTTCGCTTCTTCATTATAGTTATACATTGTAGGATCCATACATCCTATTATAACGGGGATGCAACTACCGTCATTAACGTTAGCTTCAACCTCAAAGTTAAAAGCTTCTGGATCAATACAACCAGGAATAGGATATATACAGTTGTCATTATTTACGTTAGCAGTGCTATCGTAATTAAGAGCTAACTGATCAGTACAACCAAAGTATAAACAAGACTCGTCTGCTGTATTAGCTTCAGGATTATAATTCCAAGCCTGATTATTCATACAACCAATAACAACAGCCTCACAACTTTCATCATCTACATTAGCACTTTCATTATAATTAAACGCAAAGGGTGAGGTACAACCTTCTACAATCTCTATACAGCTATCATCAGAAGTATTAGCTTCAGGATTGTAGTTTAATGATTGTTCATCCAAACACCCGTACACTGTAGGTATACAATAATCTCCACAAAATGGAAGACCAGTATATACTTGCCAAAAAGGTGGAGCGTATGCTTTTAAAGCTCCTGCCCCATTGTTTGCAAATGGGTACATACCACCTTGCAGTGTTACAATATCATCTGAATTAATAAGTCTAAATGAGTTGTGCATAGTCTGAAAAGCGACTTCTGCAGGAGGGGTTTGTAGATTAGCTATCTCAAAGTAATAAACCTTAACAGGCTTATCTGTTTCTAAAGTTATACCAAACTCTTGCGAGTAAGATCCAGGTCCCATAGTATATGTACCAAGAATACTATCCTCTTGTACTACACCTATATAGCAATCACCCCAACCGTCACCACCGTCATCCTCTATAATAAGAGTGTAGTTACATGTAGGTATGATTTCGTTTAATGTAGCGTTAGGATTATAATTATATGAATTAAAATTTAAACACCCTAACGTGTGTAATGTTTCACAACTACCATCATCAAAGTTAGCAAAAGGATTAAAATCTATATACGTGTTATTTGTGCACCCCTCTACAATAGGTAAATCACATTGCTCTAACCATATAGGACCTGAATAAGCAGTGCTACCAAAAGAAGCCGAATCTAAAGACCATAAAGTATCTAAACTACCACAAGGCTCTGCGTCACCAAGTATTATAAAATCTCCATCTGTACCACCACCGTATAAAGACCCTTCAAGCCCGTCACCGTATACGTCACTTAATATAAGCTCTACACCAGTTTCAGGTACACATAAATCGTATACAATAGTTTGATTAGATTGTTCGTAAGAGTACTCACCAGCTATTACACTTTCTACAGATTGTCCATTAGATAAATCTGTTAATATCCATCCTGTTTCACCTGGATACTGATCTAAAGTAATTTCAAGAATTATTTTAGCTTCACCGTCAGAACAGCTTACACCAACACAACTGTTGTCGTCTTCTTCAGCCCAAGGGTTAAAGTTAGGAGCTTCTGGGTCTGTACATCCAAACACAGGAAACTCACAGCTAAAATCTTCAACATTTGCTTCAGGATTGTAATTTAAGGCCAACATATTCATGCAACCTTGAATTGTATCTATAGGCAAAGGACAATCTCCTGCGTCATAATTAAACTCTTCACAGTTAAAGTTTATAGGATTTCCATTCCACGTGTAAGAACCGTCATCGCAAAAACCATCACCTAACCAGTTGTCTGGAGATGGTGTTCCATTGCAATCTACAAATATACTGTCTTGAGAGTAAACGCTTGTGGAAATAAGCGTAAATAAAATAATTAGTCTGGTTAGCATTTCCATCGTCTTCGTGCTTGTCGGATTCTTGAGTTAGGGTTATTTCTAGTTTTTGCACTACTACGCTTTAGTTGACCTAAAGATCTAGCACAATAAGATTTTCTTCTTTTAGCTGCCTTACTACCTTTTTTAACTTTACCAGTTACAGCAGTTTTAAGTTTGCTACCAGGATTTGCACGTCTATAAGCTTTGACACCTTTTTGTGTCATACCAGCACCTTTTTTAGTAGGTCTAAAATTACCAGACTTAATACTGGTTTTTATACCCATACCTTTTTTTGCTTTTTTTATTACCTTAGCCATTATCTTTTACTCTTACGAACAGCTTTAACTTTTCTTTTTCTTTTATACTTAGACACTCTACCTTTTGTGTTTTTTTCTTTTTGAGCTCTACGCTTCTCACTAGGTGTAAGCTCACTCCAGGTTGTAGGTGTTTTTTTACTAATTCTTTTAGTAGGGCGAAAAGTATTTTCTCCGCCCTTATAATCTTTTTTACCTTTGGGTGTACGCCAGTCTTCTTTGAACCAGCGTTTAAGTCGTAAACCTGCTGCCGTCTTTCTAACTGCCATTATTTCTTTTTCTTACCACCTTCACCCCAGTTAGCAGCACCTACTTTTCGACACTTAGCCATTGCACCACTTCTATAAGCTGAAGTCTTAGGTCCGTATCTAGATACTACCTTGTGATAGCAAGCATCTTTTACAGAGCCACCCTTCTTCATACTTTTAACTTTTTTCTTTCGCTTTACAGCTTTACAAGTACAACCTTTATGCATTATTTTCCAACTTGTTTCATTGCTAATTTGTGAGCTTCAGTAAAAGACTTTCCAGACAGCATAGCTTTTTTCATAGAAGCCATGTGTTTAGCAGTATGATGAACTGAATGTTTCTTCATAGTTGCCTTTTGTCTATCTGTTAGACCTTTTGATTTCTTAACTGCTTTAGCCATATCTTATTTATTAGCGAATTTCTCTACCCCAGAAATACCAAACGAGCCTAACACAACCCAAACAAATGAATCGTATACAAACTCGTTTATTACTAGGTCTGATCCAACCCACCCTGTAACAAGGTCAGCTATCATTATCAAACACATTATTGCAAAAGCTATAAATCCAACTATAGCCTTTTCATTCCAAGCGTTATCGTTTTTAAATATTTCCATTTTATTCTTCTGTATCTGTATGCCACTCTGAGCTAGCCATCTCAACCTTTATCTGATCATGAGTGTATGTTGTTTTACCACTTAAAAAAGATGGCTGCTCACCACTATACTTTACTAAAGCTTTAGTCCCGTCAAGACTATATCTTAACATAGCATCATTTCTATTTATAAGCTTAGAAAAATCTATAACAGAGTTTTCATCTGTAATTTCTGTTGTATCTATTATAACGTATGTAACCATAATTTAAGGAGTATCAGATGAGAATGTAATACCACCAGATGTTATACCTGGATTTCCATTTAATTTTACTAAAGATAAATCACTAAAAACTATACCAGCAGCACCACTATTTTGTCCAGCTAACTGCATAGGAAGACTAGTTCTATCAACTCCAGTCCAAGCAAAGTACACCACGTTAGTTCCAACAGCATGAGATACTGTTTCATAAGAGTTACCATCCCAAATACTAAAATGATCTGAACCATCAAAGTCACTGGTAGAAACAATAGTGTAGGTTGCTTTATATCTATTACCTTCTGTCAACGTTACTCCATCAGCACACTGCATAAAAACTCTACCAGCGTTACCATCAGGAGTTGTAACGTTAATAGTTAACTCTCCGTTCTGCACAACAGCTGTAGTAGCTCCACTACCACTAGTTTGCAAGTTGTAACCAAGACTTGATAAAGTAGTAGTAGATAAAGTTCCAGAGTTACTAAAGTCTGGAGTCTTTAACAACTCTGATGTAAACCCAGGATTATCTTGATCGTGAATTATACCATTTGCTTTATCATCAAATGAGCCATTACCAAATTTATAGTATTGTTGCAAGGCAGAACTACTAGTGTAGTTTCCTTGATTAATTCTTAAATTTATAGGCTTACCATTATTATATAAAGCTTCTACAGCGTTAGCTGATAGAACTACATTCCATATTCCTAGTTGACTAATAGACATATTATGATAAAGAGTACCATGACTCCTACCTATCCTAAACTCTAAATTACTTGTAAAATCAACAGAGGAACGATCTGATATATCTGTTGTAGTTGTAGCATCATCATGATTTAAATATATAACTTGATTTCCATCTCTATCGCCTGTGCAAACTACATGGACCCAAGTATCAGCTGGAACACCTGTGACAATAGATGAGTCAGTAGGAGTACCCCAATCAGAAAATAATTGTAACTCTCCAGTAACACCTGTAGTTCTTAGTGCTACACCTATATTATTTGTACTACTATCACTTCTATTACCCCATATAACACTATATTGAGTCCACTCTCTTACTTTAATCCAGCAAGAAACAGAAAAGTCATTTGTATTGAAGTCTATTAAACCACAGTCAACAAAATCGTCAGTACCATCAAATACGGCACTATACTTAGCTTCTACTGCTTGAGTAGATGATATGTTACTTGCAAGACTAAGCATATACTATACTGGTGCGAAATAACAAATACAAGCTCCTGAGTGAAGCTCGACATAATCCCATCTACCAAAAACAGTAATACCTTTTGGAAAGATTTGACCACTAGCACCTACACTTAAATCTGTAGCGTTGCCAGCTTCCCCAAAACCATTTGTTGCATCATCATGATTATTTTCTGCAGTAACAGTACTAAAGGAACCTATTTCACCTCCTAAGTTTTCTAAAGCTTGAAATTGTGTATCCTCTAAAAAAGTTATAGAACACACATATCTTGTTGCAGAAGATCCATTTAAGTCACAAACATCTCCATCATTATCTAGATAACTAGATCCATACTGACCTAAACTTGCTTCTTGGAATTTTGCTCCTGATAAAGCCATAATATTTTATTTTAAATTTTTATTTTATACGCAAATGTAATGATAATTTTTTAATTATAATAAAATTATTATCTTTGAACTAATTTAATCTAAGCCAATGAGGAATTACCTGAAGTATCTTAGCGATACCTTGTACTCCTTCAAAAGAAAGTACAATCTTACAGATAACCAAATAAGGTTTCTTCTTTTTATAAATGATGAAAAGAAATCTTTTACTAAAAGGTTTGTAAGAGAAAACATGTACATTAGTCAAATATTTAATGACAAGATGTTTCCTGAACTAGTTAAAAGGGATTACATTTTTGTATTTGAAAAACGAGCCTGGAAATCAAACCAACCCAACCAGTATCGTGTTACAGGTAAAACCAGGAGGTTGGTAGATAAATTTTATAACGTCTTAGAAGGCAAAGAAGAACTTTAAAATGAAAGCAATTAAAAAAGCACCAGGCGGTGCATCAATAAAAAAGAAAACAATGTCTATGTATGCTGATGGTGGTAAAATGCCTAAGTATAAAGATGGAGGTAAATTAAAAATGGTTAAAGGTCCTGATGGTAAAATGGTTCCATTCTATGCTAATGATGGGAAAGGTAAAATGAAGAATGGTGGTGCTTTAAAAAAAATGAAGGCTATGTATGGTTCAAAAGTAAAAATGGCTAAACATGGATCTAAAGTAAAGATGGCTGGTAAAGGAGCCTACATGAAAGGAAAATAAATGAAATCATCCCTTAAGAGGTCCATAGGAGAAGTAGTCACTGATTACGGAACTAAGGTAATGAAAGTAATGAAGAAAAGGCTACAACGTAGCCTTTTTGATTTTTACGGAGACGTAAAAGCTGATAACCTTAGAACAAGAGAAGCTGTAAATGCCCCAACAACTCCTGTTGATGGTGATGGTGGTATTATATACACTAAATCTGCAGACGGAAAATTATACTATAAAAGTAACGAGGTTGCAGAGGTTGAGCTTAGTGCTTCTGATACAGTATTAACTTCAGAGCAAGTTCAGGATATTGTTGGAGGAATGCTTGTAGGAACTGAAACAAGGATTGGAGTTACTTATGATGACACTAACGGTAGAATCGACTTTGTTGTTGATGACATGACTGCAGATACTAACACCCAAAACACAACCACTCTTTCTTTTGTTGATAGCTCTGATGATATTTTATTAAGAAATACAACAGGTGGGGCTGGATCAGGAACAGACGATATAAAGTTTGTTGCAGGATCTAACGTAACCTTAACTCATACTGATGCTGACAATATAACCATAGCATCTACAGATACCAATACTACTTACTCAGAGGCTACAGGATCAGCAGAAGGTCTTATGTCTATTGCACACCATGATAAACTTGATGGTATTGAGGCTAGTGCTACAGCAGATCAAACTCAAGCGGATATAAACTCTTTAAATGTAACAGCAGCTTCTTGTTCTGGAAATGCAGCAACTGCTACGGCATTAGCAACAGCTAGAGCAATTAATGGAGTTGATTTTGATGGTACTGCACCTATAACAATTACAGCTGCTGGATCTACTTTATCAGATACAGTAACAGTAGCTAAAGGTGGTACAGGAGCTACAACCTTAACATCTAATGCTTTACTTACAGGTAACGGAACGTCAGCTATACAAGCTGAATCTGATCTAACCTTTACTAGTGGAACACTTATATTATCAGATAGTAATACTAGTAAACCTATATTTCAAATAAAAAGTACGGGTGGGTTTGCTCACATAGGTGGTTCTTTAGATTTTATAACAGATGAGGGTAATGCTGGGGCAAGTGGTGATGTATTAGGTAGGGTTCGTTTTATTGGTGATAACGCTGACCAAGATGTGCCACAACAAACTTATGCTCAGATTCAAGGTAAAGTTGATGTTGCAACAGACGGTGAGGAGTCTGGTATATTAGAGTTGCAAGTTGCTAATCACGATGACGACTTAGGAACTGGGCTTACTTTAACAGGTGGTAGCACTAATGATGAAATAGATGTCACTGTTGGACTGGGAAGTTCATCACTAACAACTATAGTTGGTGACCTTCAGGTTGATGGAAACGATATAAAAGATGATGATGGTACAACTTGTATAACATTTGATAGCTCTGGTAATACAACTATAGCTGGGACTACTTCAGGAACTTTCTCAGGTAACCTAACGGGTAACGCTTCAGGATCGTCAGGTTCGTGCACAGGTCAAGCAGCTACTGTAGCTACGATAGCAGGGCTAGCACCTAACACTGCCACAACTGCTGCTGCGCAACCTAATATAACATCTCTTCATTCGAGTATTGCAATAACGAAACAGGTTAAGGTAACTTTAAGTACAGCAAATTGTAACGCTTTACATACTACGCCAATAGAATTAGTAGCAGCTCAAGGTGCTAATACAGTTATAGTACCTACGGGTGGAATGATAAGAATTGATAGAGCCTCTACTCAAAGTAATTCTTCTGCAGATGTAAACATTCATTACGAAGATAAAGAGCCAGGGGCTATTAATCAGACTGCACTAGCTCATTTCAGAAGGTTTATGTATAACGAGAGTGGAGATAGAGTTTTTCATATAATACCAGCAATGCCTTATTATGAGGTATCACAAAATTTAACCGATGATGTAAATAAAGCTGTAGAAATTTCTGTTGACTCAGCATTTACAACTAATTGTTTTACTAGCATAGATATTTATTTAACATATAACGTATTTGATATTTCATAATTATGGCATTAGCAGATAAAAAACACGAAAGATTTTTTTCAACTACAGGTTCTGATGCAGATAAAGTATCTGAATCTAAACTTGCTGAAGTAAAAGATTTGTGGGACAAAGACGTTGCTAGTGGTAGTAACTTAAACTTACTAAACGATCCTAACCTTGGTCCATTAGTATATCAAATGCAGAAAATGCAAGACGAGTTAGACTCTTTAAGAGATCACTTAGTTAATGATGTTGTAGGTCAAACAGGTGCAACTGGTGCTACAGGACCACAAGGACCTGCAGGTAATAACGGAAGTGATGGAGCAGATGGAACAACACCCACTATGACAAGTTTAAGTGGTAGTAGTTTACCTACAAGTAGTAGGGGTTTGTCTAAAGGTAAACTGTATAACGATAGAGGAATAGTTAAAATAGCATAATAATAAATAATTTTCATATATTTGCAAACACACATAATTTAAAATAAAATGGCAACAGTAACACCAAAATTAACATTAACGAGTACAGATCTGTTATCTCAGAATTTAAACTTATCTGTATCTACATCTATAACAGCATCTCACACAAGTGGTTTAGCTCGTGCACCTATTACATCAACAGCTATAGGTACAGCGTCTGGACAAGTTACCTTGTACACAGCAGATGATTTTGCGGCAATAGCTTACTTGTATGTAAAAAATACAGATAGCACAGCTACAAATTACATTTATGTATACACTGCTTCTAATAACTGGTTGAAGATAGCTGGTGGAGAGTTCGCTTTCCTACCATTAATAGCTGATGACACTCTTAAGGCTTACGCTACTACTAGTGGGTCTATAGTAGAGTGGATGGTATTTGGTACTGATCAATAGGATTAGGACTTATACTTTTTTTGATTATCACTTTTTAACTTCTTGCAATCATCACATCGGCAGCCTTTTCTATAGGCTGTTAGTGATGGGCAAGGTTTACCCTGCCTGTTTCTAGCTGCACTATAATTACAACTCTTGTGCGAGAAAGCAATATTATCAATATCAAAAAATAACCCCTTAGGATCTTCTGAGTGAAGCCAAGGGGTTTTGTGTTCTATAGTAAAATTATCTGGGTCTTTTATCTCTGCAGCACATTGATAGCACCAGTGTAAATCTAATTGTTTAGCAAACTCAAATAGAAGGGTCTTCTTAAGTCTGTTGGCAGCAGTTCCAGGATCTATACCCAGCTGCCTAGTCTTCTCTTTCTTGATCCCCATCGTCAGTTGATACACTAATTACATTACCAATAGGGTCTTGACAGACTACAACACATAAGTCGTCAACCCAAAAAACACTGTATATTATATTTAAAGTGCTACCGTACATTTTGCCAAGGTATAAAAATTTTTTGAGATGTAAAAAGGGTGGGGGTTATATATTATAGTAACGTGCACGATTCCAAACCCGAAACCGAATCTCTGCATGGGGGTACCTTAAGTCAAACCCAAACCACCGATTACAAACACCGATTACTATATTAGGTTCAGCTGTAACTAAAGTATAACTAGGCTAGTATTTATCTACTCTGAAGGGATATTTAATTCTTGTACAGGAATAGGTCAGATGGTTGCAGCTGCAGTTGATCCAATGAACGATGATTCAACCCTCTGCTTGATGATCATTTTACCCTCTGCTTCCAGACGGACTGTATCCGATGACTTGGGGTATCATCCTGTCTAAATGTGTGTGAGAGGGACAGAGATAGGGAGTAAACCCCCCAAACCTAACTCCTACCATCAAATCATCCACTTTAATGCATCAACATACCACAGGATAATTATCGTGTGTTACAGGGCTTCTAACTAATTACGTGGTATAATTATTTTACCACTCTCCTGTAGGTAACTATTGGGCATAAAAAAAGGGAGCAAACGCTCCCCTTGATTAGTCATCGTACATTGATTTAAACAAAGCACATAGGACTACGATGGATAGTAACAGGCTAATCAACTTCATGACCATCCTCCTGTAACATTTCAGATGGTACATCTTGTGATGATGGGCATACCTTATCAATGATTCTATCCATAAGACTTGTTAAAGCCTCATCATCGAAGTCTACATCGAATTGAATATCCTCTGCTACACTTTCCCAATTTACATCCTCATAGCTGAGGTTATAATCATTAAGGCAGACTTCGTTACCACGATTAATTTCAAACTGCTCATCACATACTTCAACATCACTCTCTGCATTACTTGTAAATGAATCACCAATACTATCTGCATCAAGATTAAAACTAAGTAGTTCTCTCTCTGTTACTCTGTTGAAAGCATCAGTTAAGATATGTCTAAGGTCATCAGCCTCGATACCACCTTTATTAATGTTAGTTTCGATGTCTAATACCTTAGCGTTAAGGTCTTCTAACTGCTCAGTCATAGACTTAACTTCATTGTACAGGTTAGCCAATGGCTCTAACTGATTTTCAAAGGCTTTAGCCTTGCTAACTAATTGGTGAATGTCTGAGATAATCTCTCTTGAAAAATTGTTCATTGTAATTTGGTTTAATTGGTTAATAATGGTGTAAAGATAATTAAATAAACGATACATCCAAAAACAAAAAAAGGGAGCATCTCTGCTCCCCTGTTTTCATATGTGTACCTGTTACACAAGTACCGATGTTTTGGTAGGCTCTTGTAACCATCTAACGATAGTATTGTAGGCAACAAGATTCTTCTTGTATCCTGCACCTACCATCAAGTGATTAAGGTCTTTATCTTTCTTCTCCATGTGGTTAGTGTAACGAGTAACTGCGTTAAACAATGTCCATAGGCTTTCCCCACCTTTCTGCTCTTTCTCGATGTTGTACGCCTTAGCAAACATCTGCACATTATTCTTGGTGCGTGTACCTATCTCTGTTTTACCCTGTGGATTGAATATGTTGTTGATTACCTTAGTAACAATATCCTGTGTAATCTCTGCAGATGCCATAGCGTTGTAATTCTCTATAACCTTAGCCTCCCCATTCATAGCTGATTCAAAACCTTTAATAGCCTGTGCTAATCTATCACTTGCAGATGCAGTATGTCTAAACTTACTGATGTCTTTAAGGGCAAGGTGAAAAGTATTAGAGCATACCACCACTTCGTTAGTACTACCAAAGCCAATGCTTGAGCTACCATCATGAGAGTTAAGGCAAGTGATAAATCTCTTGATACCATTGTTCTGATAGTTACCTACATTAACTTGTGGTAGTGATAGCTGAAAGTATACCTTCTTACTATCCTGTAGGTTACCACCTCTTAAATCTCCACCATATTGCCCTTGTAGGTCTACTAAAGTTTCAGCTAAAACATCATTCTGCATCACTTCATATCTTGAGCCTACAACACCAAGGTTTAGATTGTTATCACTTCTAAATAATCCTCTACTTGTTGTTGTAAGGATTGTACCATCTTCATGTGTTGATGTTAATGGAAGGTCTAAAACGTTCCACGCATTACCTGTATCAGATAACAGGTTGGCTATGTTTAAGCCTCTTTTAATTTGCTTGTCATTTGTCATAACTAAAGGTTTAATTGGATTGGTTGTTGTGCCTTCTGAAAAGTTAGGCATCTCGTTTAAAAAATTCTCTACGATGTTCGTACTCATAATTTAATTGGTTAATTGGTTAATAATTTCAGCTAAGATATAAATTAATATTAGACTACCAAAACTTTTTTTCAGCTAATAAAAAAGGGGAGTATTACCTCCCCCCTTAACCAATCAACACCAACTAAAAACTTGTCAAGCAATTGGGACAACAGGAGAACACATCTGTGTACTGCACCACATCATCACAATTGGTACACAGGTCTGTATATATGTGCGTGGTATCATTACCACCATCGCCATCCTTAATCATCTGCTTCATAACTTCCATAGTTACTGCCTCTGTTTCCTTCCACATCTGAAAGTAATTCTGATTCCTGTCGCATAACTCATGTATGTCGTTAAGGTCTGTGATTAAGCTATAACCTTCTATTTCGGGTAATTCAAGTGTACCCTTATCCACATGTGAGAGAACTCTATTGATACTCCTCTGTATTAGTTTTAACCTAACTAATAACTCGTGTTCTTTAACTGAAAAATCTACCTTCATATCTGATTACTTTTAAGTTCTACTACAATAAATACTCTCTAATCTTCTGTACTGATAATCATACAGGTGTGTACTATGGTAGAATATACCATCATCTGTAGCATCTACCTTATCATCTCTATCCTCTATCAGACCATTCATCCCTGTAAGATAATGTTGTAATTCCAATTCTCTATCAGCTAACGCTTTAGCAAACTCTATCTGATTAAGTATGCGTACCTCGTTTACGTTACATAGTATCTCTACTGCGTAAGCATCCTTGAATAAAGAATAATACCGATAGCTTCCACTATCATCAAGGCCATCCTCTGATATGTCATAAAACTCATACCCATTCTCCACCTTCTCTACTTCCATAACATCTTCTTCCTCATTCTTGTAAGCCTCAGTCTTACAATAAGCATCAGCCTCCTGTTTAGTATCGAATACCTTTATCTCTGTACCATTATCTGAAGAATAACCTTCTCCATTCCACGTATCTACTACGATGTACTTTTGATTCTGTTTCATTTTGATTTGGTTTAATTGGTTAATATTTCACAAACATACACTTTTCTTTTGAAACCACAATACCTGTAATATATATTTATCGGTTTATCGGTTTAAAAGGGTATATATATGCCCTTAAACTTATAAACCTATAACTCCCTCCTCCTATTATGTTTCCAAAAACTCTTGAAACCCCCAGCACTAAAGGATCGTGGGAGTGCGTATGTGTGTGTGCGTGTGAGGAGTGAAGCTACATGCGAGAATCGACAGAATATAGTTAGGGCTACTGCATAACATTGTGACTTTGCACCACATTGTATATTAAAAAGGGTTTTCAATCTTCGTACACAAACAATATAATACACTATCGTGTACGAAATTGGTTTTTCTTTTTAAATTTATTTAGAAATAAAAGCCATGTGGAAGTACATCACTTAAAGAGGGGTAAAGTTATAAGAAATAATATTAATAATCAACAAGGGAAAGAATTATTTTTATTTATTTGTGAGATTAAATTATTTTATATATCATTGCAGAAGTAATTAACCAAATTAAACCAATTTATTATGGAACACAACAACAAACTTATTGCAGAATTTATGGGGTGTACTCATCCCTTTAATAATGTAACAGATGCTACCTTATATAATGTTAGTCATGGTACGTTTGAATTAAGTGATTTAAGGTATGATGTATCTTGGGATTGGCTTATGCCAGTAGTCCAAAAGATAGGGGATGAATATCTTAACACACCATTTGATGAGACATACTCACACCTTACAGAGGGGTACGAAAACATATGGACTATAGAAGATACATATAAGGCAGTAGTAGAATTTATTAAAGACCAAAACACAGAAGTTATTGGCTCTTTTAATGAGAACGGAGACTTAATATAAAACCAAAACAATTATGAATTATGGGATACATAAGCGAAGTACACATAGCAGTACCAAAGAAAGATGAGGCAGAGTTAGATGCCATCATGAATAGGCTCGACTTGTTAGAGAGTGAGAATGAATGTGGAGACAATAGGTTTTATAAAAGTAACCACACACAGAGGTGGAAGGAAATTAGTAATGGCGTTACCATAGATAAGTCTAAAGATATTATTTTATATCAAGCAGGTTGTCTTAAGTGGTACGAAGAATATAAAGATGTACAAGAGATAAATTCATTTATAGAAATGGGCGAGGAAGATGGTAGGTGTATTGTATGTGTTGGAGAAGATAACGTAGTACACTCAGATATAGGAGACTATGGGGATGTGTTCAATGTATATATGAAAGTAGAATTAACTTAACCTTAAATTAAATAAAAATGGAAAACGAAAATGTAATTCAATGGGGATGGGAGAAAGGTAACCCATCTAACATGAGAAGTAAAGAACATCAAGCGTTCTTAATCAAGGAGTATAATAAGAATAGACTAGAAAAAGATCACGTCAAAGATATGGCTGAACTTAACAGAGCCTTACTAACTAACGAAGTAAAGCATCTTGGTATGCGTAGCGTAACAATAACTGAACGCAGAGTGTATTACAAATCAG